CCCAGGATCCTCTCAGAATGTGATGTGAATGCAGTCACTCAAATGAATTTAATTTTGGGACGTATGCACCCGGGCAAGAGACACAGGTCACATGTATAATGTCATACACTTTTAGCACCAAAGTGTATGACGGGCATACGGACTTTTCCCTTGCTACGCCTCAAATGTATGCCATTATACATTTAATAATAGCGTCTACACCTCCCTAAGGGGAGGTGTAGACGCATATAAGTAGGATGTGGCGCCAGCCACTCATGACAATCTCCCCGCATGTGACGGCAGTCACGCTCCTCCCGCCACCCTCAGGCTTGCCTTTCACGCGTATGTCGGCATACACTTGAGCCATGAGCACGATCCACCGAGCCTTCAACAGCGCCAGGAGCATCTACTACGCCGCCGCCGGGCAGGTCAGGGTCACTGACCTCGTGGACGGGGTGATCGCCGTCGGCCCCCGCGGCCAGTACGTCCAGGAGAGCCGCGGCCTCGGCCTCATCATCAACGGCGAGGTGATCGCCAGTCCTGACGACGACCCCACCGATGCCCACCTCCGTGCCGTCTTAGCCGCCCTCCTCGGCTACGTCCCCGAGGCCACTAACTGACCTCTTACCCTCTACCGCCTCAGGAGTCTCCATGAACGCCATCGCCCCGCTCCCCGCTCGTTCCCACGTCCGCTACACGCTTGAGCCCGTGCAGGGGCCTCTGAACGCCTCAGAGAGGGTCCTCGACCCTATCGGCGACGGGCAGCCCTACCGGATCGTGGCCGAGGAGGTCATGTGGCCAACCGTGCCCGCCGTCCTGGCCGTCGTCGAGGAGCCGGACCCCCGGCGCCCGGGCGTCACCGTCCGCCGCCAGGTCCCGGCCGTGCGGGGCCGTCAGGCCCCGTTGGCCGCGCCGTCGGCCCCCTCAGCTCTCCACAGCTGCGTCTACACCTCGACCGACGGCCGCACCCTGCACCCCGCCGACCAGGAGCCCGGCTCCCCGTCCCGGGTGCTCGACTGGGAAGAGGCGGCCATCGTCCCTCTCGCCCTGCTCGAGCAGCTGCGCCGCACCGTCGTCGGTGACGGGCAGGTGCCGGTGGCGGACGTGATGCGCGCCTGCCGCGACCTCCTGGCCGAGGCCGACGCGCTTCGAGCGCCGTCGATCACGGACGGCGCCCCTGCCGGCCCGTCCCTGTGACCGACTCTCCGCTCAGCAACCCGCCCAACCGCCCCGACTCAGAAAGAAAGCCCCATGAGCAACCGCTACAGCCTCTCCCAGACCTGCAATCCGCGCCCTACCTACCGCGTCATCGACCACACCTTCTACGACGAGATCGCCAGGTATCCAGCCACGCTCCCCAACGGATCCCCACACCCAAAGGCCGGGCAGCCTCGCTGGCAGGACCGCTACGCGGTCGCGATCGCCTGAGGCACGTCCGCGCGCCGCCTGCTCGACGTGCTGAACCGGCGGGACGCTTTCTGAAGCCTCCACAGCCTCTCTGAGCGCATAAAAGGCCCCCACCCTACCCACGGTAGCGGCGGGGGCCTTTTAGGCCGTCTACGGACCTTACACGGCCTCTGAGCGGCATCTGGAGCCTTGCGGGTGGCCCTCAGGCGCCCTAAACGCGCCTGAGGGCCCCGTAGGGGCCTCAGGTGGGGACTCTTCACGGCCTAAGCCGTGACGGCGGTCACATCAGGTCATCGCCGCGGTACCGCCGCTCCCAGAAGACCCCCTCCAGCTCCCGGCACCGCATGGCGCAGCGGAACATCTCGGCGACGTCCTCGGTGATCGGCAGCTGGCTCAGGCGGGCAGCGGCGGCCTGCACCTCGATCAGGGGGCGGTCCAGGGGTCCATCGAGTAGGCCCACTGGTCGGCCATTTCGATGGCCAGGGACGCCGCGTAGACGTCCTTGCCGCCTTCCGGCTGGTTGATTGTGTCCCGGATCACGTAGTCCTCCTGGACGGTGGTGGGGCGGGTGCTGGTCGGCTGGGCTGTCTCGGTGTTGCTCATGGCTCCACTGTATGCACGCATACACCCCCGCAGCAAGCCGCTGAGGGGGTGTAGTTCGGTGACTCACGTCACCTGGACTCGTGCTCCAGCCTCTCGATTGCCCGGTTGAGGTACTGGCGGGCCTTGCGCAGGTCCTCCAGGCGCTTCTCATCTCCGCCCTTGCGACCCTGCCTCAGCAGGTACTTACCGCAGTTCCACAGGTGCGGATCACGGGGGAAGGCGGCGTCGAGTACGTCCCACGCCTCGACGTTGGCAGCGTCGCTCAGGCCGAGCTCGGCGAGGGCCTGCCCTAGCCAGACGTAGTGGGAGGGGGCGTGAACAGCCTCAGCGGGGCTTACCTCCCCCGCCGCTGGACCCGCCCCCGCTTCAGAGGGCTCATAACCCTCCCACACCGCAGTCGGCGGGGTGCAGTGAAATCCCGCGGTACGGCTCATAACCGGCTCCTCCCTCAGACAGCCGTCGACTGACGGCTCAGCCAGTTGGTCACAGCCTCCAAGGCCGAGGCGCCGAAGGCGGCGGGGATGCCGCCCTGCCCCGGCACGTGCACGGCCCAGACCGAGCCGGAGCGGCGGGCGATGGCGGCCTGCTCGCCGCCGACCCACACGCGAACCTGTGAGGACTCGTGGATGGTCTCGGCGTCGAGGGGCTGGAGGCGGGCGGTGGGGTGCTGCCAGATGCGGGTCCAAGCGGACCGGCCAGTCTTGGTGTCGATGTTGCTCATGGCATTTCCTTTCGGGTGGAGTTGCGGGCTTGCCCCGAGCGTATGCCGTCATACGCCCCAGGGCAAGCCCGCAGCGGTCAGAGAAGTGTGAGAGGCGTCTCAGAGCCTGCGGAGTCGTTGAACCGGCCCTTCGGCTGGCGGCGCTTCCACTGCCCTAGGACGCGGTCGACGGTCTGCCGGGTCAGGCCGGATACCTCGCTCAGGGTGCTCTTCGAGACGCCTTGGGAATAGGCCTGAAGCACGTGCTCCTGGAGCGCGGCGCGGGCGAGCTTGGCCTGCCGACGGGCTCGGCGGTCCTGGCGAGCGGCCTCCTCCAGCGGGGAGTCGGCCGCCGGATCCAAGTCACCCGTAGCCTCATCCACCTCAGACCGACTCAGGCTCCCCTCCAGAGCCGCGATGCGCTCTTGAGCCTCCTCCAACGCGCCCGACTGTTGCACGCACAGGGCGAGCAGGGTGCGCAGGTCCTTCACGAGGGCGCGCTCGGCGTCGATCCCGTAGGACTTGCGGAAGCCCTCTCCGGCTTCCCAGGCGGTGATTTGCTTGGGCAGGTCTACTAGGTCATTTACAGATGCCATAGGTCTCTCCTATCAGTTGATACATGCGGGCCAGATCTACTGGTTGACGTAGCGAGTAGCCCAGGCAAGGGCGAGGGCCGCCACCTGGATCACCTCGGACTCCAGGTCCGAGCCGTGGCCGGTCTCAGCGTCGTTGTCATAGGTGAGGCAGGCCGCGACCTCGCCGATCTCCTCGACGAGGGCGAACAGGCGGGTGGCGTCGGTGTGGCCATCGCACTCCAGAGTCATGCCCGGGTGCTTCTCGGCTGCACGGGCGTACTCGGCCAGGCTGAGTTCAAGAACGTCCCTGCCTGGGAGGAGGAAGCGGGCGGCGTCGGCAACTCCTGCCAGGTCACCGATGCGAGGCCCGCCAGGCAGGGTGACGAGCCTGGAGGCGTAGAGCATCATCGCCGATATGGCCTCGGCCGGGGTGTAGGTAAGTCCGGGCAGGTCGGCTCGACCGACTCCCCAGATCAGGGTCATCTTGTCCTGCACAGCCTCAAGGCTGGGGGGTGGGGTACTGGTACCCATAGGGGCTCCTAACGTAGATCGGGTGGACGTATGCAATCATACGTCCACCCGATCCCAGGAGCAAGCCCTCAAATGCCTCGAAGGGGGCCGGAAAGTGAGATTCCGCCCACACCCCGCACGCCCGCGAGGCTGGCCGACACTCCCCGCCGAATCGTCCCTCTAGGCACGAAGAGGGACGACTGCCCGGCGTCGCGTAGGCCGAGAAGTCCCATGCTGAGCGCATCCACCTGGTCGTCGTGGGCCCACGAGGGGAAGGCCCTCATCTCGGAGATGAGCTCGTTCACCCACCCATTGCCAGGATCCTGCGGGTGGGGGAGGTAGACGTTGCCGGACTCGATCTCCGGCGTGACGGCCCGGGCGCGGACCTCCTTGGACGAGCGAGGCTTAATCGGCTTGATGCCGGCGACCTTCTTGCGTAGGACGTCGATGGCCGCGACACCGTTGGCCGCGTCCTCGACTAGGCGCTGATGCACGAAGGAGCCGCCGGGGCTGGCATTGTCGTCCAGGTCGCCAGCATTGCACCAGCGCAACATCTTCTCCAGGGTCTGAGTGAAGGACCACTGCCCACGCTGCTGGGCGATCAGGAACCGGTCCGGACCCTGCCGGCACCAGCGCTGACCGACGGCGTAGTCGGACGTTGAGGTGCCTTTGAACGTCAGATCCCACGAGTCCAGCCACTGCCCCCGCTCCAGACGCTCGCGAGGTAGGAGAATGACTGAGTCGTCGCCCTCCCGGACCTTGGAGGGGTCCGTCGTCCAGAAGCGCAGCCAGCCGAGGTTGAAGATCGATCCGTCGGCCGGCGTCGGGTGCTGCTGGTAGAGAGCCTCCCACATGTAGGACCCGACCGACCGCTTGAGCGAGGCCCAGCGCTCCAGCGCCTCCTCACGGGTCTCCTCCACGAGGGGGCTATAGAGCGGGTCGCCCGGCTCACGGCCCAGCGGGTCACCCTCCTCGGCGATGGCGGGGAAGATGACGTTCTCCCACTTGGAGGCATCGGGATTCTTCGAGGGGTCGAGCAGGCGGCCGATGAAGTCGTCCTCGTGCCAGCGGGTGGCTATGGCGATGCACAGGAACGGTGGCTCCAGACGCGTGACGGCGTTGGCCTGCCACCAGTCCCAGATGGCCTCACGCTTGGACTCGCTGTGAGCGTCGGCGAAGTCCTTCACCACGTCGTCCATGAGCATGACCTTGAAGCCCAAACCAGTGATCGACTGGCCTGGCGCCGATCGGGAGACGATGCCGCCGCCCCGCGTCGTCTGCCACTCGCTCACGGCGCCCGCGTCGCTGGCGATCTTAATGCCCCAGCGCTCGCCGTCCTCCTCGACGAAGCGGCGGACCTGGCGGCCCCAGGCCGTCGCGAGCTGCGGCGAGTGGGAGATGAGGCCGATCTTCCAGTCCGGGTGCTGGCGCAGCAGCCAAATAGGCAGGTTGATCGAGGTCAGCGTGGACTTACCCATACGGGGCGGCATGGAGATCGTCATGTAGCGGTTCTCACCGGCCTCGACGGCGCGCACGGACTCGGTCAGCCGGTCGGACAGGTAGGAGATGTGGGGGCGGCCGGCGTACGCCTCGTCGAGCTGCTGAGCGCTCTCCAGCGGGCTGCCGGCTTGGAGGTACGTCGGGTCGTGCGGATAGGGGCAACCCTGGTGAGGCTTGCCGTCGCACGAGGGGCGGTCGCATTTTGGCTGCTTCTCCAGCCACGCCTGGCGCTTGACGAGGGCGTCAAGCTCCTCCTCCAGCTGCTCGGGGGTCATCTCCCACGGCTCCAGCTGTTTCTTTGCGCGGGGCATCGTATCTCCAATCGACGCTATCGGATGGTCTGAGACACAGAATACCCGCCACCCCATGCCGAGGGTGGCGGGTATTCTGCCCCAAATGTCCCGAGTCAGATACTACTCCTCAGGCTCAACGACGGCGACCTCTGCGGGGCCTACGTCGATGAGACCCTGCTCACGCTTGCGCCTCTCAACCTCCGCAACCAGCTGCTCGATGCGGGACGTGGTGGCCGAGGCGGTCATCTCGGCCACGTTGGAGGAGATCTCGACCTGGACCTTGGCGGCGTCCGCCCCGGCCCCGGCGGCCTCACGCTCGATGCGGGCGGCAACGTCCATCATCTGGACGATGCCGGTGGCACGCATACGTGAGATCTTGTCCTCGTTCAGGCTGTCGAGCCAGAGCTCCGCCTTCTCCAAGGCCGAGCGGCC